CCAAACGTTAATAGAGAAGGCTATCTCAATCAATCACAAATCGCAAGAAAAGCCCGTAACCATGCAGGTTGCGGGCTTTTTCTTCGCCTCCATTATTTTCAAAAAGTGTCCACAGCTCATAGAAAATCAGCTACGTATGTAACGAGTATGCAACACATATGTAACACGTATGTAACAAACTATATTAAATTTATAGCCTCTAACAGTTGCTCTAACGTCTTATGAGTGTAAACTCTTTCCGTTACGTCGGAGCTGGCGTGCCCCAGAATTAGCTTCTTGATTTTTACATTTACGTCTTTATCATCAAGCAGGCTTGCGCAAGTGTGGCGGCCGTCACCGGGCAAGTGGTCCATCTTAAACATATTCATTACCGGTTCCCAATATCTGCTGCGGTATGTGTCATAGGATATATTCTTGCCCCGTTCATCAGAAAAGATATATTCGCCGGTGCTGCGTTCACAAGCATCCTTGAAGAAGTCGAATATTTTATCAGCAATAGGAATTCTTCTGCCGCGGCCTGCCGCAGTTTTCATGCCGCCAACGAAGAATTTATTTTCAAAGTCGACGTTCGCCTTCTCAACCTTCACTAGCTCGGTGGGGCGCATGCCGGTATAACAGAGGATAAGCACGGCTTGCACTTTTATATCCTTGCTGTTTTCCCATAATATAGCAAGCTCCTTTTTAGTAAGCGGATTGTGTATTCTGCTTTCAACCTGGGGCGGTAGGCTAGTAAGCTCAACATAATTTTTTACTATAATATCATTAGCAAGCGCATATTTGGCCATCAGATTACATACGATTCGGATTGCCTTCTTGGTAGCGTAGCCTTTGTCGCAGTCATTTATGACTTGCTGAAATTGCGCGGTCTTAATATCTTTGAACGGTATATCCCATAGTGGCGCGCAGCGCTTATATGCTGCCTTATATTGGTTAGATTGCTCTTTGCCGTCAACGTAGGTTGCGGCTTCCCATCTCTCGTGTACCTGGGCAAACGTCAAGCCCACACTTTCAACATCATAGGGCGATTGATTGTATTCGGCTAGGGCAGTAAGTGCTTCTGTGCGCTTTGCATAGTAGCCTAGTATTTTCATAAGCTGGCGGCCGTCATTGGTAAAGCCCGTTGTGATGCGGACCATATACGGTCGCCGCCGGTTCCCGGTCAGCTTCGTAACGGAACCATAGCCGTTAGGTAATTTCATGTTTAGTTGCTCCTTCCTTTTTCAGTTGTTGCATTTTTTGCAACAGTTGTGGATAAACTGTGTATTAATTCTTTCAAGCGTTTATATGAAGTTATTATTCACAAATTAAACATATTATCATGATATAATATAAGTAGGTGTTCGGGGCGGCTGTGCGGTCCGGTGTAGGCGCAGTAGACGGCGCAGTTTCCGCGAACACTGATACAAGCACTATAGTACCTTCATTTTTTCGGGGTGTTGAAATGAAGATGCAATCTTGATTCCCTTCTTTCTCCTTTTTTCTAGGTTTTCATGTTTTCCAGATTTTTTTCATCAAGACAAACCTCCTTTCGAAATTGTGTTTAAGGTTCGGCAAAAACAACAGCAACAATAGCTCACGTGTACGGCGTGGGCTATTGTTGTTTTTGTTTGAAAATATCGTTGCTTATTGCTGCAATGGATTCGGGCCATATTCGTTTGCACCGGGATTGCCTTTTTTACAAAACAAATAGAGCAGTAGAAGAAAGTAGAATAGCGCAACAGTGTTGCTTGCAAGGAACATTGCTAATGTCCATCTTGAACTTTTATCAATATCATGAAAGCGTCTGTTTGTGTTGGCGTATAAGAAGAGTGTAAAAGGGAACATAAAGACAAGCATTAATGCGCTATATAGAGAAACTTTTTCTAGTTCACTTGTTGAACCTGCTAACCATGAAAAGAATACCGCTACCAGAATAATTCCTAAATATGCAATAGCGGTCCTTTTAATAAAAACTTTTCTTCCTATTCTGCCTTTGAAAGTAAAATAATTATCGTCAGACGGAACGAAGTCGTAATTTTGGTTGGCCTGTTGAATTGGTGCATCAACAGGCTTCTTTGCAAACATCTTTTTTATTTTTTGGGGCAGTTCTAATATAGTTTCGCATAACGAATTAGGAATAAGAGATATACACACGGTAAAGATTAGCACACCAATAAGATAAGGATTCCCGTTAAGCAACTCATAGAAAAACTCTATTGGATTAAATCTCATTATAAATACTCTCCTTTGTAATAAAAAATAATGGGCAGCTTTTAGACTGCCCATGTCACGCCTTGCGCCAATGGCACAGCGAAAATTGTTTGATAGAGGTTCTTAATCTGTAGGCTTATAGTGTCACTGTCAACCATGTTAACCACCTCACTTTCTGTCTTTATTTGATTTAATAATAGCACATTTAAATGTAAACTGCAATTCAAATAATTACTTTTCCTAAAACTCTTTATAATGAGCGAGCTTAGTGGTAGAATATAAATAGGTTCTTAATGTTGTAGGCCTGCTTTAATTTGAATGGAGGGCACAATGCAGGTTTTATTGAGTAGGATAATCGGTATATTGCGGGAAGTGAAAGATGAAGAAACGCTGGCTGTCATATACAGTTTTATCCTTGGACTTGTAGACGAAGATTGATTTTTTATTTGCTGCACTAATTTAAAAGGCATAGCAAAATCCCCGTACCACGGATGGTACGGGGATTTTTTTATTTGCCGGTTATTTGCTTTTTGCCAGATTATGAACGAAATCTTCAAATAAAGTTTTCATTTCGGGCGGCAGTTTGAGATATTCCAAAAATAGATTCTTGGTAAACTCATCATCTGTCTTTAGCAGCTTGCCAACTTGCAGTGCTAATTCTTCGTTGGTTGTATTCCTGGCGCGGAACATATTTCCTTCGCCAGTACGTAGCCAATCTTCATTAACATAGAATTCTCTACATATATCAGCAATGGTTCTTTCCGGTACATTCTTACCTTTTTCATACTCGCAGTATGTACTTTGAGAACGTCCAATTTTAGCAGCGAAATTCTTCTGACTAAGGCCAACGGCTTCGCGTATCAATACTAGGCGTTGCGCTATATCCATTTAATCACCTCACTTCATCTATAAGTATAATATCGAATTACAAAAAAATCAATAGAAAAACGATAATTTACATACAATCGAAAAACGAAAAAATAAATTGACAAACGATAAGAATGGGAGTATGATAATTATAAAGCGATAATGAAAATCGTGAAACGATAATAAACGGAAAGGAGGGAAAGAGGATGTATAGCTTTAATGAGCTGAGCGAAAGCCAAAAGCTGACAGCAGAAGAAAAAAAGACCGCTAAACAAATTCTTGGTTTGCTTAACGGTCAGAATCAGGTAGCAGCAAAGCAGATGCTTGACTTCTGTAGCTACGTAATCGAATGTAATTCTAACGTTGCTGTTGTTTTTGAAGAAGAGCAAGCAGAAGCTTGATGTTGTTATCTGTAGAGATTATCCGGCACTGCTTTTCCTGGTCAATATAAAAAGCGCAGCCTGGACAATCAATTTTAATACCGGTAGCCATACCTCCGGTAATTGGACATTTTTTAGGCATTTCAATAAACATAATATCACCTCCGTTCTGTAATACCTATTATAGCACGGGAGAGATGGAAAGGGGCGAGAATAATGGAAGTAAAGCAAGAAGTATTCACTGAAAAGCGTGTAAAGCGCACGGCGGTTGATATGTCCAAACTTAAAGCGGACGGCCTTATGGTTGCGGCCGCATATATGCAGGGCTTGCAAGCTGCCGTAAAACTGTGTGAACAGCAACAACAGGTAGTCGGCCAGTAGTAGGGCTGAAATAGAAACAAGCCCCGCGCCTAGCGTCGGCGCGGGCAGGAGGTGTGCTTTGAATAGTAGGACCGACAAAGATTTGAAAAGAATCATGGGCGCAATCCGGTGTGACACGCTGGAAGAAAAAGCTAAAAAGAAAGAACGCGCAGAAGCTATTGAAAGAGCTGAAAAACGCTACGAAACGGCAATGCGCTTTCTAAAGCAAAGGAGGCAGTAAGATGCTTGGAAACGTTCCTATTAAAACAGCCGCGCGGCTTATGCAGAAAAGCGAAATGTTTGTGCGCTGTGGCTTGCGCTGCGGAGCCTTGCCGTTCGGTGTGGCCTTCCACGCGAGCAGTAAAAAGAACTGGACTTATCATATCAGCCCCGCAAAATTTTCCGCATATATGGGCATTACGCCTCTTGAATTGGAAGAAGAAGTGTGGAGGTATGAATGAGCAGGAAGAAGAGAAAATGCGCTGTGTGCGGCAAAGACTTGTCGCACATGAACTTCTCTAAAGTAGTAGATAAGGAAAGCGGCCTGCTTGTTACCGTGTGCAGCGGAGGCGAGTGCTGGCGCAAGATTGTTATGAAAGGATGGGGCAAATGAGTAAGACTACTAAGGCTTTTATTATCACTGTTATTCTGCTTGCTGGTCTTGTCTTTCTGACCGGTGGCAGCGCCGCAAAGATGGCTGCTAGGGCACATGGTTTTTTGTTCCCTAGTTATAAGCAAACGTTGGTTGCCTACACCGTAGGCGAGGGACAGACGCTGTGGGAGATTACCGGGCGTTACATGGACCAGCAGGATAAATACCGTGATTGCCGTGAGTTTATGCACGACATAACAGAGTACAACAATCTGAACGGCGTGAAGTGGTTGCAAGCGGGACAACAAATTGTTATTCCGTTATATAAAGAAATTTAAGGAGGCATGAAAATGAAGGGCAAATTAATTATGACCGTCGAACAGGCGGCCGACCGCGTGGCGTGGGAACGCGTCCGCAATAGCGGTATCGGCGGTAGCGACGTAGCCTGCATCATGGGACTTAATCCCTGGAAAAGCGCTTACGCACTCTACGCTGAAAAACATGGTGACGTTGAGCCAGAGGACCTTTCCAATAATGAATTCGTTTATTGGGGTACGGTGCTTGAACAGGTTGTAGCTGACAGATTCTGTGAGCTGACCGGCAAAAAGGTTCGCAGATGCGGCACATTGCAGGATGAAAGCTATGAGTTCATGCTGGCGAACGTTGACCGCCTTGTGGTAGGCGAGAATGCAGGCCTTGAATGTAAGACCGCGAACGGCTTTAAGTCGAAAGATTGGGACGGTGACGAGCTGCCAGACAGCTACTATTGCCAGTGTCAATGGTACATGGCTATTACCGGCTGTGACAAATGGTACATCGCCTGCTTAATCGGCGGCAACCATTTTGTATGGAAAGAAATTCCCCGTAACGATGAGTTTATTTCAGATATGAGAGCGCAAGCGATTATATTCTGGAACAACCTGCAAAACGATATTCCGCCGGAGGTTGACGGCAGCGAAAGCACTGCCGCAACCATTGACAAAATGAATAAGGATAAGTTAGCGGTTGACAGTATCGCACTGCCTAGCGCAGCAGAACAATACATTAAGTGTATTGACGGACTGACGGCAACGAAAAAGGTACTGGAAGAACAGTTAGCGCAGGCACAAAACGCCTTGAAGCTCATGCTGAACGGCAGCGAAAGCGGCGTGTTTATGGATAGAAAAATTACCTATATACAGATTGCCGGAAGAGTAATGCTGGACCAAAAGGCATTGAAAAAAGACCTGCCGGACGTGTACGAAAAGTATGCCAAGGTTGGCAAGCCTAGTATGAGGTTCACGTTAAAATGAGCCTTACAGAGCAAGAGAAATTAGGCGTTATGCTGTTCCATAAGCGGAAAAAATTAAACATGCTGCAAGGCGATGTTGCTGCAATGGTTGGCGTAGAAAAGCCGACCATCAGCTCATACGAATGCGGCGTAGTTAAAAATATTGCATTGCGTACACGTGTAAAATTGGCACAAGCATTAGACTTGTCGCTGAAAGAAATTTTGTATGACAGTGAAAAAGATTGTTTGAAATTAAGGAGGTTAAAAGAAGATGGCAACTATTAACGGTATTCAAAAAAGAAATAATAGCAGTACTGCAAAGGCACCGTCGCCTTTAAGCTTAGCGATTAACAGCGTAGCGGTCAAAGAACGTTTCGAAAAAATGCTTGGTGAAAACGCCGGCAGTTATCTGTCTAGCGTGTTAACAGTATACAACAACGATAAACTTTTGCGCGCAGCGGATTATCATACTGTGCTTGCAGCAGCAGCTACGGCAGCAAGCCTCAAACTTCAAATCGTGCCAACTCTCGGCGAAGCATATATTGTTGCTTATGCCGGTATAGCTCAATTTCAAATTGGATACAAAGGTTTAATTCAGCTCGCTATGCGCAGTGGGTATATGAAAAAAATTATCATGGTGCCAGTTTATGAGGGAGAGTTGAAACATTGGAATAAATTCGATGAGACTTATGAACTCGGCGAAGCGGTAAGTGATAATGTAGTGGGTTACTTCGCGGCCATCGAAACAGTTGGCGGTTTTAGAAAAGCGCACTATTCAACCAAAGAGCAGGTACTTGCTCACGCAAAACGCTTCAGCAAGGCGTTCAATAAAGGACCTTGGAAAACTGACTTTGACGCAATGGCCTGCAAAACAGTCTTGTTGCCTATTTTGAAAACATATGCACCTAAGTCTATCGAATTATTGACTGCCTTTGAAAATGACGGAAAAGCCGCTGTGCTCAACGAAGAAACCGGCGAGGCTGAATACATCGACGTTGACGCAGAGAACGCTACAGAGCAAGCGCAGGAGCTTGCAGAGGGTGGCAAGGTTGATACTGCAACCGGTGAAATCTTCACGGCAGAAGAAATTGAAGCAAGCATGAAATAACCAAAATCATCGGGGACAAAATGTCCCGAAAAGCGGGGACAAAATGTCCCCCAACTTTGGGACAAAATGTCCCCTAAAAATTTGAAAGGAGCGGGACAAAACGTTGAATGTAAAAGCGACACCGTGCGAAAAAAGTAAAGCAATAGTTCTTGTAGGTAAAGGACACTTTGGCTTCAGTAACAAATTTGCGGACGATTTAGAAGAAGCAAAGCCAGATGCTTTCGACTTATTCTTTGAGCTTATCAAGGGAGCAGCTGGACTTCATCTTCTTTCTATGTATTCGCATAGAAAGAGCAATCCGAAACGCTGGTATAGATTTTTGAAGTTCTGCAAGAAGGACGGAAGAATCAAGGTATACCGGAAGAACAATAAAATGGTGTACGAAGTACCTACATACTTTGAGGAGTAAAACATGGCTGGCAGGTATTATTGGTTAAAGCTCAACGAAAACTTCTTTGAAAGTGATGTCGTTGAGTGGCTAGAGGACCAGGAAAACGGCGAAAAATACGTACTCTTGTACCTTAAACTGTGCTTAAAGTCATTGAAAACTGACGGCGTACTTGTTCGGCAGGTCGGCAAAATGACTATTCAGCATACTGCTGAATCAATCGCTAAACAGACGCAATTTGATATTGAAATCGTCGAAAGTGCGCTTACTTTGTTTGAACAAATTGGCCTTATTGAGAAGAACGATAAAGGCGAAAGCTACTTGCCGGAGGTTGCTAACATGACCGGCAGCGGTAGTGCGTCAGAATCAGCGACGAAGAAAAAGACGCAACGTCAAAATAAAAAGGGACAAAATGTCCCCGAAAAGGGGGACAAAATGTCCCCAGAAAAAGGGACAAAATGTCCGACAGAGATTAGAGATAAGAGTATAGAGTATAGAGATAAAGAAAAGGATGATTATCATCATCCTAAAAGAAATGACGATGACAAGGCAAAAACACATACTGAAATTTTTGCCTTGTGGGAGAAAAACATGATGCAGCTTACTCCAATCGTCGGAGAAAAACTGCAAGCCTTGTTAGGTGAGGTTGGCGAAGCTGCCGTTGAGCAAGGAATACTAGCGGCGGTAGAGCACGGCGCAAGAAACTTTGCGTATGTGCAGACCGTAGCAAGAAACTATGCCAGCGGCAACAGCAAGAAGCAAGGCAGGAATGATTATACAGGCATGGACCTAGTGAACGAATTGTACGGAGGCGAAGAAGATGCTGCAACAGCAGAGAATAGCCCAAACGATTGTTAAACTGCAACAGGCAGGAAAACGGATGCCGCAGGATATACGCCCCGGCTTTGACTGCCTGGAAGAAGCGAAACGAATCTTGTCGGAAACAGTAAACCTTTGGGCAGGAATTTTTAATCAGCAAAATATAGGCCTTGACCGGTGGGAGAAGGCAGAGCAGATTGCGCTTACTTTGACCAGTGCGAACGGCCTTAACGTAAATATCATCAGCCCGGCGCTGATGCAGGCTGCTTTGAAGCAGGCAGAGGAAGCTCATGTGCAGGAGAATATAAACCGCTGCAACATGGAGAAGTTGAGCGACGGCAAGCCGCTTGCTGATAGGCTGAACAGTATGCTGCTGAAATGGACGGCGGCAAAGCTGGCAGAACACCGGCTCATTATGCCGTATATGCCGCAGGATAAAGCCGTATTTGAATACGGCCGGCAAATTGGCTTGAATGATAACGCTATTGACAATCAATTCCGTATCCTGCAATGCTACATGAATGACTTCGCGTACAGCCGCAAGCATCATGAACCTTGTAAAAGTAAGTTGCTGAAATGTGGCGATGAGCTTACTTTGGAGGTGCTGGCGTGAGGAATTGGGCGGCATGGGTCGGCATGAAGTACGGCACGTTGACCATTGAAAAGTTTTTAGGTTATGAGGACGCACGAAACACTTATTTTTTAGTGCGGTGCGATTGCGGAAAGACAAAAAAAGTTAAAACCGGCGAATTCCTGCGAGGGAAAGCGAAATCTTGCGGCTTGCTGAATTGCAAACGCAAAGTCGCTAGACTGTTAGACTTGCCGCAACCGCCGAAAGGCGACCCGGAGCCGAGAATGAGCCGATTATTTCGCCGTGGCTGATTTACTAGGCAGGCAGAATAGAGTTTATACAAGTGATTTGCTGTGTAGTAGGCCTCGTAGTAACTGCATTTGCCGTGACGGCTGCAATGGCAGTCTTGACAGATGATTATGAGCATGATGAATCCGTCCAGGCACTCAAAATACTTGTTTGTGCGGCTGTTATTTTAGATACGCTGGCAGTATTCCTTCCAACAAAAACGGAAATATTCGCTATGTATGCTGCTGAGCGTATAACGCCAGCCAACATCAAAGCAACAGGCGAATTTACCGGAAAGACAGTAGACGCGCTGATTGAGAAAATTTTAAAGGCTAGTAAAGCTGTGAAGGAGTGATAACATGGCTAAAAATTTAATCCCAGAAATCGCAAAGATGCTCGGCGTGGAGTTGAACGAAGAATTTAAAATTAAAGGACGCGAAGGAGCGATTTATAAATTTATCGTCGACGGACTGCTAGTGAGTGACGATGACGCAGAAAAAGTATACAGAACTGCCCACATGCCGCTTGTTGGTCTGGTGAGAGGCGATATTGAAATCGTTAAACTTCCGTGGAAGCCGAGAAAAGGTGATGTTTATTATAGCTTTGCGCTTTTGGGCGACACGTGGGTTGTTCGCCCGTTGTGGCGTGGCGACTTTCCGAATGAGTATGCCTTGTTTGACAAGGGCTGGGTTTACCGCACAAAGGAAGAAGCCGAAGCTGCACTCCCTAAGGTGGCTACCGAAATAGGCGTGAAGTATGAGCTTTAAAAGAGAAAACTGTAACATGTTGCAAAAATCTCTTGTAGCTGTTGCAAAAAACGCAACAGCTCAAACTCCCTTGAAAAAGTTGTAGTCGGGGACAAAAAGTTCCTTGAAAAAGTTTAGGAGGCAGAGGAAATGGAAGAAACGACGGTAACAGTAATGAATCGCTACACATGCTATCCGGTATCCGAATATATGTGCAACGAATGTGGCGATATATTTGTTGACTCAAATGACAATTATCAATATTGCCCTCACTGTGGCAGAAAAATTGTAGACAAGGAGTAAGAAAATGCTGATTAAGATTGGCGAAACGCAATGGATTAAAGCAAAGAAAATAAATGCACTAAAAACATGTCAAAGAGGCATCAAGAAACAGTGGGATGTTTACGTGCATACAGACAGAGAGAAATGTGTCTATGGCACTTATGATACTAAGGATGAGGCCTTGCACATTCTCGATTACTTGGCTTCAACTATAAACAGTAAAAATAAATAAATAGCCCTAGGGTGCGGCGGCTGGGTTGCCGAATGGCAGTAGATGTTAGTTGCGAATAGGAATTGATGAATATTCGTAGCGAAGCCGTATAGCTGATGTCAAGAATCCCCACGCCGCCGCTTTTTATAAAAGGAGGTAGAAAAATGATTGACCACGAGAAATTAAAACAAGCGGTAAAACTGCTGGAAGAAAGCGGCGCTGATTACGCGCTTGGCTATGACTGCGGTGGATACACAAGTTACAGCGCATCTATGATACCAGACCACTGCAACATTTTTGACAGCCTTATGAGAGAGGTCATCATGGGAGCAGCAAGAGTTGTCTATATAAGCGATGGCGGACTGGGCGCTCTGCGAAGCTTAGATAGAATGAGCAAAGCAATTACGCATGCTCGTCGTGAAACACGGTTTAGAGCAGGTGAAGAAAGGGTGGAAAGCGATGATTGATTATAAGAAAGCCGAGCAGGCGGATAAATTGTTGTTGGAAAGCGGTGTCCCGTTTATGCTTGCTTACGATGATACTGCTAAACATATGATTTGTCGGGCGTTCGGTAACTATCCGACACTTAAAGAGTTTATCGTGACGATGATGGTGCAGGCGGTAGTAAACGTGCAGAGCAAATACGGCGAAGAAGCAGCTATGAAGGAATTGATGGGCATGATGACAGAAGCAGCACAACAGTATTGCGAAGAAACAAAGAAAGCAGCAGAGAAACATGAGGTGCTGAATTAATGAAACGCTACCTTGTATGGTGGGAAAGTATAGCGTTCCCCGATATGGGAATGCCGGACGGCGTATACGCTGAATCACCGGAAGAAGCAAAAGCGAAAGCAGAAGCGGAAGCGCCAGAAGAATTTAAGGCGGTCTATTATGTTGACTATGTGAAGGAGGTACAGAAATATGAGTAAAGGTTTAAGCGAATTTATGTATGGCCAGCTTGACGAATTGGAGGAATTGTTTAAGACAAAGCATGAGCAGTATTCCTCCGGCGCAGATGAGCTTGCTAATTTCCGCCGTGGCGCGCTTCTTAACGGACGCGGCGACGATGCAGAGGGAATGTTTGAGGAACTGAAAGCGTATGCAGCAAAGCATATCGCTTTTGTTTATACCCATGATATTCACGGCGATAAAATTGCCGAAAGTCTGAAAGACATTGCCGTATATAGTCTGATTGGCTTATACATGGCGGAGCTGGCGAAGGCTGAGGACGAAGAAACATATAGCCTGGGGCCTTGCCTTGATAGTGCTTTAATCGCAGCTGCAAACAAAAGCATTAAAGCTTTTCACGATTTACAAAATGAGCTTAATTCTTGCAATTCAGTACAGAAAAGCAATGAGGATGCAGAAAAATGAAATTAACATTTACGATTCCAGGCGAACCGACGGCGCAGGGACGGCCTCGCTTTTCTACTCATGGCGGATTTGCAAAAGCATACGACCCGGAGAAAAGCCGTAACTATAAAGCCTACGTCAAACTGTTAGCTAGTGAAGCGATGCAAAATATAGGGCTGACGCTCACGGAATTGCCGTTGCGAGTAGAGATAATAGCTGACGTGGGTATTCCTGCCAGCAAGTCGAAAAAATTCAAGGAGCAGGCTTTAAACGGCTTGCAGCTGCCGATTAAAAAACCCGATGTTGACAACGTCGCAAAAATTATTCTTGATTCTATATCTGGCATTGTCTATAAGGATGATAAACAGATTGTTAAACTTACAGTTTCTAAAAAATATAGTGATACGCCAAAAGTTGAGGTGAAAATTTATAATGTTGAATAATTGTTTGATACTTGGCTGGGTGAAATTTGAACCGGATGCAAAAGTTATGAAGAACGGCAAAGAGGTGTGCACTTTGGAAATACAGTGTGCGCGCCAATATCGGGATAAAGATAATAAGCGCGTTTACGATTACATTTCTTGCCGCTGCTTTGTGCCTGGACTGATTAAATATATCAGCAATTTTGTTACAAAAGGCTCGCAAGTTATTGTGGGCGGCCGCTTTCAGACTGATTTATACGTGGATAGGAACGGCAAAAATTCTAAAGCAAGCTACTTGCTGATGGAGCATTTGGAATGTGTCCGGATTGCGGAAAACACAGCGCCGTATCCTCCGAAAGAGGAACGGAAAGACCCGCTCGATGATGTGGACTGGTAAAGAAAATGGATTACGCAGAAGCAGCAGACCACGCAGAGAGTTTGTTCTTTGCCAAAAATGCGATTGGTAAAGCGGTTGTTTCCGCCAGGATGCAGCAGAGGGCGGAACGCTTGGAATTTGATATGAGGACCGGCGGCGATTCTACGGCACGCCTTGCGATTCAAGCAGTAACGCCGCTTGCTGCGGTTCGGTGTATTTATCTTGGGCAGGCGTTTTTGGTTTACCAGCCGGAAAAATGGCTGGATGTTATGGAACGTTCGCTTCTTCTGTTTCGGCAGCGGTTTGGTGACAAGTCTTATAAGGTGATTCAGCACCGGTATGTATACCATTGGACGGTCCGCAAAATCTCCGTTATGGATGAGATTAGCCCGCAGGTGTACGCGCTCCGCCGCCGCTCATTCATTGACGGCCTACTCATGCTGGCGATTCAAGAAGGGCTGCTCCGGATTGACATAAACGCGAACAGCTTCCAAAAGGCCAGGGCAGAACAGAAGCAAGAAAAGTAAAGGCAGGCGCACGGCGCTGCCGCTTCCAAACATTAAGAAAACGCTTGCTATTGGTTGGGCGTTATACTATAATAGCCTTGTCGATAAGCGCAAGCGCCTTTTAAGTATTGTGCTTGTCGGTCCGGCCCTAAAGGCGTAAAGCTGGCACGGATTGAAGAAATTATATTTTTACGTATCACACAACAAACAAAAAAGCCGGGGCTTTCGCCTCGGCCTTTTTGTTTTTTCGCTTCCCTAAAGTATGCGCTACACGCACAGAAAAGGGCCGCCACGCGTTCCAATCATGGCAGCCCTAGGATTATACCTGTAAAAGATTTCGACTTCAAAAATATATAGCCTGCTCGCGTTTGCAGGATACAGAAAAGCCCCGGGGCGTTTGCCTCGGGGCTTGTTTTTTGAATAGTTTAAAATGCTGATTCAACGTTCTAAACAAAAATTGCTTACGCTGGTTCCGCATACTTCCGCTTTATATATGCGGCCGGGGTTGCCAGCAAGGAACCAGCAAACAAAGAACACTTTCGGCCCGTAAATTGCAACGTTGCAATTATTCGCAAGGTCAATAATAAGATTATGACTATTACGATAAACGCCGTCAAGCTGATAAAATTTCTTTCGCTTCACTTTAAAGCCTCCTTGATTTCTGCTGTCCATTCGTTGCGGCTTTTAAAGCCGCCTGCTTCTGCAACCATAGCGGCGATGATGCGACATGTTATGTCGCGTTCTGCCTCGTGCATTGCAGGGGTTTTGCGGTACGCTTCAATTTGACGCAATAGCTTTAACGCTTCTTCTCGTTTCATTTTTCAAGCCTCCTATTTGTCCTTTCGTCGCTGATTTTGTCCGGCGCTTCTTCCGCGATAAAAGCTTTTACCGCTTCCATATCTTCGCAATACTTGCCGTTTCCGCAATAATATTGCGGGCCGCCGGGGTAAAGCTGCGTAAAGATTTTTACGTCTAAGTGCTTCCCGTGCTTCCATGCCGGGTGTTCAGGTGTCAAGTTGTTTATAATAGCTATTTTCATTTTTATCTCCTTCCCTTGGCCTGCCTCATCAGTACCGGGGCGGCCGGTCCCCGGTATACGCCGCGCGGGGCGGCGTTTCGGCTATTGTAACAAGGGCGTTTCCGGGCGGTATTTCAAAAACTCGCTGCCGTGCAGGTCGCGTATTTGCTCCATAGTCAACGCGCGGCGGACCTTCTTCACCCATTCGCCTGCATGCCAGTACCATAATTTTTTCTTGCTGGCCCATTTGCAGCCGGCACCTTTCAAGGCGTCTTTGTTCTCTTTCGTTTCGCCGCCTATCCATAACCAATTACCGCATATTTCGATTTCAAGGCCCTTTAAGCCCATGAGCACGGCCAGAATTTCGGCGAATTCCGCTTGTTCGGCCAGGATTTCGGCGGCTGTTTTATAAGTGCCATCCGCTTTCTTGTTGCGCTGCCACTCCTGGCGGCTTTCGCTTTCGGCCAGCTCTGCGGCGCGCTTGTCGTGCGCCGCGCTCATTGCCTTAAATTCTGCGGCCGTGCCTCCTTTGTCCGGGTGGCAACTCATGCAGGCTTTTTTAAACGCCTTTTTCAGTTCCTCGATTGTTTCGCAAGCGGCAAAATCTTTTTCCAGTCCATTTCCTTTTCCTCCTTTTTCGGTTCCGGGTTGTATTTGGCTTTTAATTCGGCAAATTTCTCGCGGCTGACTTTGGCAACCAGCTTTACAAAACGGCGGCTGCTGTCCCATGTATCATAGATAACGCCGTTGACAACGGCTACGGCGTGCTTTGATACAAAAACAACTTGATAGACTTCCTGCTGTGCCTCGCTTAATGCCGGGTAGCGGTTCATGAGCCGAGCAACTTTCATAAGTTGTTTGATACGCAAGTTTTTAATTTTCATTGTTTCGGCCTCCTTAATATTTTTGTACGGTCAACCCGCCAAATTCGTTTTGATAGATGGTGTAAAAGTGGCCTTTGATTTCAACGTAGGCCTTTTCAAGATGCCAGGGGAAGTCCGGGTTTTCGACGCTTTCCAGAATTTCGATGTCCTTCAAGCACGGCTGGAAGCCGTATTCACGGTAAAGCGCCAGCTGAACCATTTTAGCGTTTTGTGTTTGTTCCATGCGTTTAGTCATTTTTAGTTCCTCCTTAAATGTAGCCGTGTTGGCTAGTTGTTTGTTTTCTATGTCTATGATTATAGCGTATATGACTATACTTGTCAATAGCCAAAACGGATATTTTTATATTTTTTTTGACTTGTTTTTTAGGCGCGGCGGCTATATAATGTAGATAAACAAGATTGGAGGGTAAAACATGAGCAAACAAGCAAGCCAAGCTATAAAGTATGCGCTGGATAGCGCGCGGGTTAAGCGGTCGGCTCTGGCGGCTGCGCTGGGCGTGGCCAACGCACAAAGCATTAATGATAAGTTGAGCCGCGGCCGCTGGTCCGCTGATGAGCTAGCGACGGCGGCGGAACTATGCGGATATAGCCTGGCTCTGGTTGACAAGGCCGGGCGCGTCGCTGTGTCTGTTCCGGCGTCAACGCCGCCAGCTGATAGCGACGGCAGCCCCGCAGATGATGCGCAAGCCAAATAACAACATTATAAGAGGATAGCAACGGCCGCACGCTGGCAGATGTTCAGCGGCGGCCGTTCTTCTTTATTCAGCAACATTTATAATATGTTAAGACGTTCACAAAAATATAATAATGTATCATTGACTTAATAGCATTTTTTAGGGTATATAATTCAAAACAAGATAATTAATATAATTTTATCGATGATTGACAGTTTTTATTTGTCAATCTTTTTTTATTGTTGGATTCTTGCAAATAAAGATTATTGATTGTATTTATATTATTGATGTTTACAAAATCTGTTGTGATTGATATTAATAATATATTATATAGGGTTGCAACAAAAGTGTGATGTGATGTTTAAGATTAAAAGTTTATTAGCTAACACAAATACACCGACAAGAGGCAGGCCGCCGGCAATAGCGACAACGCCGCAGACGTTAGAGGACTGTGCGGCGCTGCTAAAGCAGCAAGGCGCGGCTGTTGCCGTCCTGGCTGTGCAGGACCTGCAGGCCTATTGGCTCAAGATAATGTCAGACAACAAGGCCAGCAACAAGGATAAGCTAGCCGCGTCAAAGCTGTATGCTGACAGTATAGGCGCGTTTGACAAGCAGACGCACGCTAGCAAGGGTCCGGCTGTGTATCATTGGGGCGCGGCAGATGATGCAATAGTTGTAAACGATTGTTCAGAAGATGCTACCAAAACATAAACATAGATAGTACTTTTAACATAATCTTTATTATCGGACGTAAAATATTATCCTGCTGCTGCTGATTAGCTGGCGGTTCCGGATGTTGACGGCCTGGCTGATGATGTTAGCGGCAGGCGTTCGCCTGGTGATGTGCTGCGGCCGTTCCTGCGTGGCTCATGCGGCAGGCCTACCACGTTTTTATTTTTGTTTGGCGTGGGTTCTGGTTGGTTGTTTGGCGGCGCTGGCGTTGGTGATTTCCCTGGGTTTTCGCAAAAATTGATTTTGTTCTTGCCTTTTCCGCTGACATTGAGTGGGGGTGGGGCCCAAAAATTTCGCAGCCGCCGGGGGAGGTAAATACCGAAAATTACCAAAACGATTTTTTCAAGGGGGGTAAACATGGAAAACGTAATACAGATACCATATACTCCACGACCTGCATGGGCGAAGGTTCTGCATAAGGAATTAAGCAGACACCGCTTTGCAGTAATCGTAGCACACCGCCGCTTTGGTAAGACCATCGGAATGGTGAATCACCTTATAAGGGATGCTTTGCAGAGTGATTTAATCAGCCCGCAGTATGCTTTGGTAGGTCCGTTCAGTGCACAGATGGAAATTATTGCATGGGGCCCATTGAAGTATTACACAAGCGTCATAGAAGGCATTAAGGTGAACGAAACTAAAAAGTATGTTGAATTCCCTAGTAAAGTACCTGGGGCACAGGGTGCGAGGATATATATCGTTGGTGCAAATAATCCCGACGCATTGCGCGGTACATATTGGGACGGCGTAATACTTGACGAGTATTCGGATATGAAGCCGGAGATGTGGACGCAGATAATCCGACCTGCGATAGAGAACGGCGACAGAAAAGGCTATTGCTATTTTATTGGTACACCCAAAGGGCAGAACAACTTCTATGAGATGTACAAGAAGGCCAAGACGAACAAGCGTTATTTTGCGTATTTGTCGAACGTGTACGATAGCGGCATTATAGACGCAAAGAGCATAGAAGAACTGAAAGAGGATATGCCGGAGGTAGAATTCAGACAAGAGTATTTGTGTGACTTTAGCGTATCGGCGATTAATGAGCTTTTCAGTCTGGAAGAATTAGACAGGGCTTTCAATAGAGAGTTGACGGAAAAGGATATTCCCTATGATATGCCGCTGGTGCAAGGCGCAGATATAGCACGCTTTGGCGATGACAGAACGTGTATATGGCAGCGTAAGGGTTTAATGGTATATCCACGACCGAGAGTGTATAAGAAGCTGAATACGATGCAGACAGCAGATTATATTGCTTTGGCAATGGATGAAAATAAAGCAGATATGACCTTTATAGACGTTGGCAACATGGGCGCTGGCGTAGTCGACAGATTGCGGCAGATGGGGTACACGGCGCTAAGAGAGATACCATTTCAAGGCGCGGCGATAGAGAATAAGCGTTATGAGAACATCAGAGCAGAGATGTACTTCAAACTGAAAGAGTGGATAGAGGCTGGCGGCGCTTTGCCGGAAGAACCGGGGCTAAGAGAAGAACTTGCAGTCATTCACTATAAGTATTCTAAGAATGGGCGTTTAATGTTAACGCCTAAAGAAGAAATAAAAGAAAAACTAGGACGTTCCCCAGACCTTGCAGACGGCCTAGTATTAACATTTGCAAGGAACGTTCCGTTAAGACAGTTAGGGCTTGATGATAGAAAGCCTAAAAAGCTAATGTGCAACACGGAGTATTCGATTATGGAGGCGGTTTAAAAATGGGTGGTATTGCAAAATTATTCGGTGGCGGCAACATGCCGACTATTGAGAAGGTGGACCCGGCCCCGACTACCGTTGCGACAAGCAGCGAAGTTGCGACCGGTAGCGACAGTAACAAGAAGAAGCGTAAAGGCTTTGCATCTACGCAGACAAGCACTATTGCTAGTGGCGTCGAGGGCGGCCGTAATACTTTAGGCTAAGAGGTAACAGCTTATGAACTTTCAAACGATAGCGGCGAGCAAGCCACAGGGAACACTTCCTAGTGACGGGGTGCCGCTGAAAAAGAACTTGCCGGACCGCCAACGTTTGGTGCGTAAGCTCAAAAGCATGTATGAGGACAGACGAGATTGGGTGGACAGATGGAAAGAGATAAGAGATTATCAGCTTCCGTTTGTCGGCGAGTTTGACGATACAGCAGACAAGACCAATCCCGCGCGCAGACGTGACTTGAAGATTGTGCATGGCGTAGCGTGGAGAGCGGCACAGGTATTTGCCGCTGGCGTTATGAGCGGACTTACACCGCCGAGCCGCCAGTGGTTCAGATTTGCATACAGGCGGCCGGAACTGAATACGAATGTTGAGGCTATGAAGGTGCTTGACACAAGACAAGAGATTGTATCAAGCGTGCTTGCAAAGAGCAACTTCTATAACAGCATCCATACTGTATATCTGGAATTGCCTTTTGGACAGTGCCCGATGGCTATATTCTACGACGCAGAAAACGGCGTGCGGTTCCAGACAATGACAATCGGTACTTATGCACTTGAAGCAGACGGCTTCGGCAAGGTAACTACTTTTGCAAGAAAGTACGATATGACTTTGCAGCAGCTAGCGGACTGCTTCGGCGTAGACGCTTTGCCAGACAATCTGAAAGGACTGTTAGACAATCAGACCAATCTTACTAAGAAGTATAAAGTCTGCTGGATGGTAGAGCCTAACAGCGATAAACTGCCTGGCTACATGGACAGACTGAATATGCCGTATAGAAGCGTGTACTGGTTGGAAAAGTCAGAGAGTGACGAATACTTGTATGTTGGCGGCTTTGAAGAAGAAGCAGTACCGGTAGCGCGTTATCTTGTCAGCGGCAATGAGGCATACGCAAGAGGTCCTGCGTGGTTTGCAGAAGGCGACAGTAAAATGCTGCAACTGCTGAAAAAAGATTATCTCACAGCAATAGAGTTAAAGATAAAGCCGCCGATGCAAGGCAGTCCAAGCCTTATGAATAACGGCGGTATTAACTTGATGCCTGGCGGTCTAACAGCCGTAGATGACCAGACGCAAGATATGGTTAAGCCTTTGTTCGCGGTTGACCTTGACTTGAAGGACGCGCAGGAAGAAATTATTCGCGTTGAGGATGCTATAAAGAGAGCATACAGTGCTGATTTGTTCTTGATGTTAGATAACCTTGATAATAGCCGCATGACTGCTAGAGAAGTTATGGAGAGAACGCAGGAAAAACTGCAACAGCTAGGCCCCGTGGTTGAGCGATTGCAGGATGAATTCTTAACACTGATTCTTCAACGTGTATATAACATCATCGACAGAAGCGGTGGATTCCCACCGGTACCGGAAGAACTACAAGACATTTTGAGTGAAGAGGATGTAGAAGTGGACTATATTTCACCTTTGGCGCAGGCGCAGAAGATGAGCGGACTTGTGAATATCGAACAGGCGATAGCACAAACCGGACAGATGGCGCAAGTATGGCCAGAAGTTACGAAGAAGATTAACCCGTTGGGTGCTATTACAAAATACTTTGAAATGCTTGGCGTGCCTGCGATGGCATTGCGCAGTGATGAAGAAGTACAAGAAATGCTCAAACAAGAGCAGCAGGAAATGCAACGTCAGCAGGAAATGCAGGAAGGCTTGGCAATGGCACAGGCTGCGGCTCCTGCGGCAGAGGCGGCCAAAAATCTTACTGCGGCGGCGAATGATTCCAATCCGGCTATTACAAGCTGGCTAGGCGTGCCGGGAGGTTGGGAATAATGAGCGAGCAGTTTAAATATAAATCCAATACCGGCGAGGATAGAAAGCAAGCACTGCTGACAGAGTACATGGTAAGAGAGCAGGCAAGAAGGGATAAAGAGGCCCTACTTGACCTGCTGGGGAGTGAAAGCGGACGCTGGTTCTTGATGCGTATGCTTGATGTGACCAAAGTAAACTCTATGTGCTTTACCGGCAACAGCAAGACTTTCTATAACGAAGGCCGCCGCGACGTAGGCTTAGGCATTATCAAAAGCATTCTAGCACTTGGGCTGCAAGGCATAGAGCTTAAACAGCAGGCTGAAATGGAGTATGCAGAATTCCAACTAAAGCTACAAGAGCTGGCAGTGGAATATGTAGACAACAACAAGGAGGAATAACTAATGGGCGAGAACGGCGAAAACACAGTTGTGAACGGCGAAGGCGCACAGCAACAGGCTGAACCCAATACCGCGGCACAACAGCAGCAGACAGAACCGACTACTACTAATGCAACTAATAATACAAGTGCTTCCGGCACTATTGCAGGGAATGGAAGTAATGGGCAAGGCACACAGCAGCTCGGCACAGTGAATTATGACTTTGCAGGAGTAGAGATGCCAGAAGGCTATGAGCTTAGTGCTGATGAGCAAGGACGCTTTGTAGATGTCATTAAGGGCATGAACCTTAGCAACGACCAGGCAAGAGCACTTGCAAAGTACGGCACAGAGTATGCAAGCCGTGTAGTGCAAGGCGTGGAACAGCTCCGTGCGCAGGAAATCGCTAAATGGGGCGATGAGGCTAAGACGGCGTTGGGCGCAGACTTGGGCAAAGTACAGGGCCTTTGTGATACTGCCTGCCGTAAATTGGAGGCGATGTATCCGGGCTTGAACGTGCGTGAAGCGTTAGAGGTTACTGGCGCAGGCAATCAAATAGCTATCGTGAGAGCATTTGCAAAACTTGGTGAACTGCTTGGCGAGGACCCCGGCTTGGCTGCACAAAACGGCGCGCAAGGCTTAAACACTGCACAAGGCGTTGCCGCAAACATGTACCCGAAAACCGACTGGAGCAGGTACAAATAATCTTTAATTTTTAATTAAAAAAACAGGAAGGATGATGAAATTATGGCTACTATTGGTTACTCCCAAACTATGAGTGACTTACGAAAGTACTTAACTCCGCAAGGCGCTATTGACCGCGTTATGGAAGTACTTAACGAATCTAATCCAATTATGGAAGATATTAAGTGGATGGAGGGCGATTTGCCGATTGGTACTAAAACTACTATTCGTGCGAGCCTGCCTTCTCCGTCTATCCGTCTTATTAACTGCGGTACTTCTCCGACTAAAGGCACTGTAAAGCAGCGCATTGATGTATGTATGCACTTGGAGGACCGTTCCTGCGTGGACGTTGAATTGCTTTCCGGCAAGCCGAATCCGCAGGCTTTCCGTATGGCAGAGGATGATGCACATGTAGAAGGCATGGGCCAATACGTCGCACGTCAATTCTTGTACGGCAACTTAGATGAAGACCCGAACACTTTCAATGGTATTGCGGTACGCTACAATACTTTGACCGACGGCGGCAAAGGCACTCCAGGCCACCAGGTGATTTCCGCGGGTACCCCTGGTACCAACACCAACGCTTCCATCTACTTCGTAGATTGGGGCGACAGACGCGTAATGGGTGTATATCCTAAAGGCACCCAGGCAGGCTTGAAGACTGAGGACTTGGGCGAAAGTGATGTGTACGACGAGAACAAGAAGCCGTTCCGTGCATTGCAGACCTTGTACTCTTGGAAGTGCGGCTTAGCGGTACAAAATGTTCGTTCTATTGTGCGCGTGTGCAACATTGATGTCCAAAAGCTTAACTCTTTGACTGACAGTGCGCAGCGCGAACTGATGAATAAATTCATCTTCGCAAAGAATCGTCTGCAAGACCCGAAAGCGCCGGTTGCGTATGTATCTGACGGGGTATACTCTTGGCTGGAGTGCTATTTGAACAACAAGAACAATGTTCATGTTACCCGTCAAGACTTTATGGACGCACCGCCTAAACTGTACCTTGCAGGTATTCAGATTAAGAAACTTGACTGCCAAAGCGAAACCGAAGCGGCAGTACAATAACCGGAAGGAGTGAATAACAATGATTTTTGACCAGCAAAATATGTACATGGATAATTCCTTGACCAGCAATGTAATTGCGAACGTTGGCGGCGGTGATGCGGCCGACCCGTTATTTCTTGTTATCACTGCGCCGACCGCCTTAGCTACTAGCGGCACTATCACTGCGGCACTGGAAACTTCTGACAGCGACAGCTTCGGCACTAAAACTGTTGTGGCGACTTATACTCTTGCTGCCAGCAAAAAGGGTATTTTGGTTGCAGCTAAACTGCCGTATGGCATGAAAGCTTTTTCCAGATTGACTGTAAGCGGCGCAAGCGGCGGCAAACTGACTGCTGGCTTGACTGAAACTGTTCCGAACTGGCCGGGCTGATTTAGTACTTTAAGGGGAGGGCGAAAGCTCTTCCCTTTTTTAATAATCAAGGAGGAATAGTTAAAAATGCTTAACATTACCGATGTATGTAATATGGCGCTGGCTCATATCGCCAAAGGGCGTATAAGCAATATAGATGAGCAGTCGGAGTTGGCCAGACAGTGCAAACTGTTTTATGAGCCTACCCGCAAAGAGTTATTAAGAAGCTACACTTGGGGATTTGCAAAGCGCGTGAGCAAGCTTGCAGAACTTAGTATCGAATCTCCGTACTGGTCCCACGTTTACGCCTACCCCGAAAAGTGCCTTGCTGTGCGCAAGATATTTGACGCTGACACTGGCGCAATGATAAGGGCAGGCGAACAGCAGCAGGAAGAGTGGGACTTATATATGGCAAGTGACAACGTGCTTGGTATAGGCTGCAATATCCCTGCTGCGTGGCTTGAATATACCTATGACGTTGACGATGTGGAAATGTTTTCAAGTGATTTTTTGAGCGCGTTTACTCATATGCTGGCGTTTAATATCTGCGTACAACTGTCCGGCAACAGCGGCTTGCAGCAGACACAGTATCAGCTTGCAATGGCGGCTTTGCAGAAAGCGAAGTATACCACGGCAAGCGAAAAGAAAGAACTGCCGGACTACCCGAGCAAATACTTTGACGGGAGGGCGTAATTATGGCTAGTGGGTTAACACCTTATTATTTATTGCAGCCTGCGTTTACCGGCGGCGAAATCAGCGCCGAAGTTGCAAACCGCGTTGATTTAGATAAGTATCAGTTTGCGGTCCTGCAAGCCTATAACTGCCTTATCAAGCCGCACGGTCCTATTTATCGCAGACCAGGTATGAAGTATATGGCACGAACAAAATATAGCGATAAAGCGTGCATCCTGGTACCGTTCAACGGCGCAGACAGCACCGACTATCTTTTGGAGATTGGCGAGAAATATATAAGAGTGCATAAGAATGGACTTTATATAAACATAGAAGTTATGACACCGTACACGGCAGATATGCTGCAAGATTTGAGATTTGTTCAAAGCGCAGATACTATGTTTATCGCCAGCGGCAAATATCCCGTAAAACAGCTTGCAAGATATTCAGACACTGACTGGCGGTTTGCTGATTTTGAAATTACGGATATGTATTTCGACGAATCAACCTCTCTTGAAAATTATAGCGGCATAAGTTATACAGTGCCTGGCACTTATCAATTTCAGCCGACTGTTACCGGCGAATATCAGATTGATATAGCCGGTGCAGGCGGCGGCGGTGGTGGTGCCGTTACATGGAAAAGGCACGGAGAACACCAAGTTTATAATTATGCCGCCAAAGGTGGCGACGGCGGCAGTGGTGAACGCATTATAAAAACTCTAACGCTGACCAAAGGCACAAGTTACACGATTACAGTTGGCGGCGGTGGCAGCGGCGGTGCTTATGCTTATAGTGCAGGCAACTACGAAGATACAACAGCTACTAGCGGCACTAAAGGCGCAGACAGTACGGCGTGTGGACTAACAGGCAGAGGCGGCGGAGCAGGTGGTGCTGCCAGTCGCAGGTATGGTAAGGATGGTTATTATTCTAATGCTGGCACGCAGGGCATAACATACGGCGAAGGTGGCGGTGCGGCAGGTGGTGCAGGCGGTACAAGAAAGGGCGGTGTGAGTGGTAAAGCAGGCGCTAATGGTTGGGTAAAGATTTTATATACCGGCAATAAAGAATTGACACCTTCAGGAACAACAGGCGATATTACCTTGACGAGCAACAAGAATATTTTTACTAGCAGCAAGCCGGGCGCGTATATCAAACTTAAACAAGAGATTGCAAGTAAGACTGTATCAACCAGCAACGGTACTACGGAAAGAGTACGCGTAGGCGAAAATTGGAAGGTTATCAGTCACGGAACCTGGAGCGGCAGTTTTGCTATAGAAAAAAGCGACGATGGCGAAAGCTGGAGGGAATACAGAAAATATACATCTAAAGATGATTACAACCCGTCCGAAAGCGGCAGCGTAACAGAGCCGGTATTTTTAAGGGCGATATGTACTATAACTAGCGGTACTTGCACTGTTGATTTAACAGCAATGGCCTACAATGCGGAAGGCGTTGTAAAGATTACTGAAATCACTAGCGACAGTACAGCTAAAGCCCATGTTGAAAAAGAACTTGGCTCAGCAGATATGACAACTAATTTCTTATGGGGCGCATGGAGTGAAGAATTTGGCTATCCGCAAACACTTTGCTTTTTCCAGGACAGACTGTGTTTTGGCGGCACGATGAAGCAGCCTTATATGGTATGGATGAGCAGAACCGGTGACTACGGCAATTTCAGCGTAGAGAAAGCAAGCGGCACTGTTACCGACGATAGCGCAGTAGCACTTGCGTTCGTGAGCCGCAAGCAGTTTAAGATTTTGCATTTGATAGCAAGCACCGATTTAATTGTCTTGACCGCTGGCAACGAATGGACAGTAAGCGGCAGCGATACTGTAACACCATCTAAGGCCGTACCGAAAATGCAGACTACACGCGGATGCAGCACTGTTGAGCCGCTGATGATTGGCGGCAGAATCGTGTTTGTACAAGGCCGTGGAAGCACTGTAAGGGATATGGCATATAGCTATGAAACAGACAGCTACGGCGGCAATGACTTAACCTTGCTGGCAAAGCATATCATAGAGAATGTGCAGATTGTCGACAGCGCGTATAAGCAGGAACCCGACAGCACTATTTACTTTGTGAGAAGCGACGGAACTATGGCTTGCTTATCCTACATCATGGAACAAAAAGTATATGCCTGGTCGACGATAGAAACGCAAGGCAAGATTGAAGCTGTGGCGGCAGTGCAGGAAGGCGACGAGGATATTATTTATCTTGTAGTACAACGAGAAATAAACGGCGTGACAGTACGCAATATCGAATATCTGGCAAAGAATCCTGCAAAGAGCAATAACCCCGACGATTATATTATGCTTGATAATGCTATTGAGTATAGCACTGCTGAAAAGAGCAGTGGGGAAACAGAGATTGATGCAGCAGAGCTGGCAGGTGAAAAAGTTACTGTTATCGGTGACGGAAGAATGTATAGCGGACTGACAGTAAGCCAGGACGGCACTGTGACGCTCCCGGCGGCCGTACAACACGCTTTTATTGGCTTGCCCTATAGAAGTATCGTGGAACTGCCAAACGTCGAAATTAAGACGGGTGACGGCACTATGCAAGGACGCAAAAAGCAGATTAGTAATTGCATCCTGCGTTTAAGTAATTCTCTTGGCGGCATGGTCGGCCCGGATATAAATACTATGGACTTGATGAACTTTGATGAGCAGAACGCAGTGAGCGATATTAAATTATTTACCGGTGATAAGCATATGACTTTGCCTATTGGCGGCTTTAATAACGAAGGCAGAGTGATTATCGTTACGGATGAGCCATATCCTTTTAACTTGCTGGCGGTAGTGCGGGAGGTGTCTTTCGGTGGCTAAGAAGTGGACTGTTGAAATCCTTGATAATAAGTCAAAAGAAAATGTTGTGCCGTTGATTGAAGAACTTATGCAAGATATACGGCCACATGATAAGGAAGATTTGGAAGCAAGCAGTGACCCGGTATTTGTGCTCATTGGCAGTATCAAACTTGACGAAGAAACAAGGGTATACCGTGGTGAGGACGGAAAACTGCTTGCGATATTTGGCAAGGGTACCATGGAATGGGGCGCACCGGGACGCGGAATCTGGATGGTAGGCACGAACGAACTTTACAATGGTTACACAAAGAGCCTGCTTTTCAAGGAAGCGAAAAGAGTGCTGAATGAATGGGTACGCAAGCATGGACTGCTGCACAACATTGTTTATGAGAAGAACCGCACTAGCATTAACTATTTAAGACACTTGGGGGCGGTATTCTTGGTAGAGCCTAAAATAGGTTGGGACGGCAAAAAGTTTTATCAGTTTTATATTCCATATAGAGGGGAGTGAACGTAATGGGTACACTTGGCATTTTAATGGGCCTGCAAACTGTCATGCAGTTAAGTGGCCAACATCAGCAGGCCAAACAGCAGGAGCAGGCATATAAAGCGCAGGCGCAGGCTGCACAGCAGAACGCGGCTATTATGAGCCGCCAACGTGAGCAGCAGGCAGAAGCGTATGCGCAGAAGCAAAGCCAACTCAACGATAGAATGAGGCTTGCAAGAGGGCAGGCGCTGGCGGCGGCCGGCAGCAGCGGCCTAACCGACAGCGGCAGTGTTGCTGATATTCTTTCAAGCAGCGAGGACGCTTACAAAAAAGACAGTATGAATCTGTTGCAAAATCAGCGTAATGATGCGTGGAGCACTTATGTAAACGAGGTTAATTATCGCAACCAGGCAAGCGCATATAATGCGGCGGCGAAGAACGCTAAAGCCAACGGCAAAATGCAGATGTTTAGTACGCTTGTAGGTGCGGCGGCGAACGCTTACTCTAAAGGCATGATTGGCGGCAGCAAGGGAACAACTACGGTAAGCAGTGACGATTGGTACGATGCTAACAGTGATTTCAATCTTCCTGCTAGCAATATGAACGGCTTTAATCTTTACAACCAGGCAAAGAAGAATAACCCGTTCATGGACAATACAGGCTTTACTAAATGGAGCTGGTAAGGGAGGTACAGTATGAAGATTGCAGGTTATCAAGGCGGCGTCAATTTAGGTACAGGCGGCGCGACTGTCAAAGTATCAAGTGACCTTAACGCTTATGGCAGCGGCGGCAAAGGACTTGCCGCTATTGCCGGTGCCGCCAACAAATGGGCGGTAGCAGTAGAAGCGCAACAGGAAGATGAAGATAAGCAGTCTATCCTTAATGCTATGGACATATTCAATAAGAGCCGCTATAACATCATGTACAATGACGAAAGCGGCCTTATGAATACAAAGCTAGAAGGCACTGCCGGTGCAAGCAGCAGTTATACGGAACAGATAAATAAAGCAAGGCAGGATGTATTAAGTAATACCAAATTGCACAGCAAAAAGAACCAGCTTGCATTAGACCATTTAATGTATCAGAGCGCACAGCAAGGCTTCCAGACTGTCGACCAATACGAGCAGAAGCAAAAAGAAGCAGTCACTGATTTGCGCTATGACAATAATATTCAGAACTCCTGCGAGTTCGTACAGAAGAACTGGAACAACCCGCAGGCGCTGCAAGATGAAATTATTCGTACACAGTTGCTGACAAGTGCTATATATGGCAAGCGTGGCGCAGAGTTTATCGAATCTAAGAGCAGAGCCAAAATTGGGCAGGTGGTAGCAAGTGCCGTCGGTGCAAGCATCACCAACGAAGATTATGGCACTATGCGTAACATCATGGATAAGTACGGTAGTTATCTGACTGCCAATCAGCGAGCTGCTTTTGAAAAGGTGGCATACGATAAAGAGAGCAGCGCTTTTGAAAGAAATACCGCTAAAGATTTGTATGCTAAATATGGCGACAATGAAGAAGCAGTACGCAAAGAACTTGAAGGCATGAAAGGATTTAGCGGCGGCGAAAGCGGTAATGATTTTGAGAATTTGCTAACTTCTTTCGGTATTCAAGAGAGCGGTGGCAATTATAACGCCAAGAATGGCCGCACCGGTGCAAGCGGCAAGTATCAGATTTTGCCGGATAACTGGCCTAGCTGGAGCCAAGAAGCAGGCTTGCCAGCAGGTGCAGAAATGACACCGGAAAATCAAGAGATTGTAGCACGCTTTAAGTTAAAACAATACTATGATAAATACGGTGCAGCAGGTGCAGCGGTAGCATGGTATAGCGGAGAAACTAATGCACAACGCTGGGTGAGCGGTAAAACAACGGATGTATGGGGGAATACCTGGGACACACCGCAGCATGGGAATGAGCCTAGTATCAAAGAATATGCAGAGAGTGTTACCAATAGGGCAGGGAACGTGCGCAGCACCCACAACATGAGCCAGGATGAGCAAGACCGCATTATGAAGCAGTACCGCACTATTAAAGCAGACCATGACAGAATAGAAACTTATAAGAAAAACAAACTTTTTGAAGGAATAAAGAATGAGATATTTGCTATGTTTAATAACGGTACAAGCTACAGTGAAGCTATGACGTGGGCTACTAGTCAAGCAGGCAGTGACCCCGATAAGTATGTAACATACAGAAATGCAGTGACGGCGATATATGGACCGCAAGGCAGAAGCGGAAGCAGTGGTGGCGGTAACGGAAAACTTGATGACGATGCAATAGGCGTACTGGAAGATATGCTGCAAGAAGGCAAGTTTTCTAGCATTGACCAATTCTTAGCATACGCTGCTAACAAAGGTGCATCGTCTGCACAGCGCGGGAAGTTAGAAAAAATATACAACGATTGGTATAGCGGTACAGGCGAATTTGCTTTTGATATGGAAGGCCTTGTACAACAAGTCGCAGGCAAAAATGCCGATGCACTGTATAAGAAAAAAATCCAAAACTACGGCCGGCAATGGGTACGCGCTTATCGCGTAAAAAATCACGGCATGAATCCGGGTGAAACGGAGTTGTTGGAAGCCTTGAGAAACTGCGTAACTACTAAGGTTTACGGCAGCTATGTTACCGAAAAACATTCATTCTGGTTTGACAGTACAGAAGATATAAAAGCAAGTGACGCAGATTTGATTGCACGTGGTATCGCAAGCGTAAACAAAACCGGTGATGATTGGTACGATGTTAAATGGCTGGATGGCACATCGGGCAAAATAAACGGTGCATATCTGGCAAAGTTACTGAAAGGAGATTACTAAATGGCTAATGAACCTTTAGACGAATTCGACCGCAGATTAAAGGCAAAAAAGGAATATGCTAATTATGGCTTTATTGCTGATATTGACAGCGGCTTGTCACCTGCTGAAACTCTAGGCTATTACGACCTGCAAAAAATGAGCGACGATGAGTACAATAAGTTTTCGCAGGCAGTACAGAGCAATAGCTCACCGACGATTGATACTAGCAGCATTATCAACGATGATAAACCAGGCATAGGCACTGCCGTAATGAACGGCCTTAAAGGTTCGGTGCGTGGCTTATTCGGTGCGGCTAAAGCGACCGTTGACGCTAATATTGAAGCTCATAAGGGTGACAAGAATGTTGTTAAAGAGTATGACCAATCAGAGAACATCAGCAAGGCTTTAGGCTATGTCACCGATGAGATTTTGAAGCGCGAAGAAGTTAAGGCTGATACGGCGGCTGGGCAACTTGGTTATGATTTGGCTGAAAACGGTATTCAGCTTTTAGTGCAACTTGCGCTGACTAAAGGTGTAGGCGCTGCCGGTGCAACTGCAAAAACTGTACACGCTATCAGTATGCTTTACAATGGCGCCAACATCAGCGGCGAACAATACCTGCGACTGCGCAAAGAGGGCGTAAGCGCAAGCAGAGCAGCAGAGGCAGGCTTGATGAACGCAATTCCGCAAGCGGTATTAGAGGAACTGCCACTTGGCAGACTGCTTAAAAAGATGCCTGCCGGTAGCGGGCTGAAAGCTAAGATATGGGAAGTTACCAAACGTGGCCTTGAAGAAGGTGTTACCGAAGCATTACAGGAATTCCCGGAGCAAGCTACGGACTTATGGGCAAAGAACCCCGGCGCAAGCACTGCCAAACTTGCAGAGAAGTGGGGCGAGAACTGGCAGCAGAACTTGAAGGAAGCAGGATATAGCGGCCTTATCGGTGCTATTCTTGGCGGCAGTGTTAGCGGCGTAAGCGTTGCCGTTGACAGTGCTGTTGAGCACGTCGCTTTGAAAGCCAACGAAGAACGCAAGGCAAAGTTAGTAGCAGATGCTGAAAGAATCAGAGAAACAGGCATTAACCCGGAGCGTGCGGCGGCTGAAATTGAAGCGAACAATCCTAACTTTGAGGACGATACTGTTACTGTATCAGCACAGGACTTGGAAGGCTACAAGCAGACCAGCAGCAACAATAAACTTTTTGAGGAATTAGGAATTACCGAAGAAGAAGTCGGAGCGGCTGCGGAGCTTGGGCAGGATATAGACATTAGCCGTGGCAAGTTTACGGCGGCTATGGCTAAAGACAATGCACTGTTTGAAGCTACGAAAGACAATATGTACTTTGACAGCAATGGCGAATTGTCGGACGGCGGTGCAAAGACACGCAAAGAACTGCGAGAAGGGTACAACTTAACCAGGCAGGCAAGCGCGGAGCTTGACACAGAACTTGACGCTATTGTTGGCAGCGCTACTAAAGCAGGTATGAATAAATCTCATGCCGGCAATTTGCGCTTAGTGCTGGAGAGCCGCGCACTTATTGCAGACCCCGAAAATCCTGCTGCGTGGCTGCAAAAGAATAAGCTGCGCTTTGAAGATGGCGGCAAAGCTAAACAAAAGAATGGCTGGTTTAGCAAGGGAGGAGTGCTTAAAAAAGAGCAATTCTATACTACTAATATTACCGGAAATGAGATGGGACACTATTCAGATTTGAAGAGCTTGCAGAAAAAGGCTTTTGCATGGTATAGGGACAACTTGCAAGGCACGAGCGTTCATAATGGTGTATTGGGTGATATTAGAATAGATAAAGGGTATCAAGAAAATAATATTAAATTTGGCACAAGTGGCAGAAAGAAAATGGAACACACTTCCGCTAAAAAAGAAAAACTTTTTGCATTGCGCTATTTACGTGAAATTATGGAGAATGGTAATTTCGTTACAGAATCTGCGCCGCAAAAAGAAAAACATTCAGACGAGAATTTTTATTATATTCATTCTGCATTGAATGTTAATGGTGAAAAACGTTATGTAGTTGTTACAGTAAGAGAACATAATGATAAATCATTATCATATTATAATCATAATGTTTTTAACGAAAGTGAGTATAAAAAAATAGAGGACGCGTTCAAGCCCTCGGGTTCCGAGCAATTCAAGGCTCAGCCCAGTATCTCAAACAAAACGTCCTCTTTTGCTGATAGTGTATCACAAAAAGCAGATAATTACAAGCAACAAAAAATTGTCAATGGTACACTGAAAGATAAAGGCATGATTTCCCCAATGGATGATGGTACTTATGTTATCACGCTTTTTAAGGGCGCAGATGCAAGTACAGTTATCCACGAAACAGGACACTACTTTGTGGAAACCATGATTAACGAAGCATTGGCAGACCCCAGCAACACAAGACTAAACGCTGATGCGAAAAAGCTCATGGAGTATGCAGGCATTGACGCTGATGTATGGGCAAGCGGTGACGTTGAAGCAAAGAGAGCCGGGCATGAAAAGCTGGCAGAAGCATTTGAAACCTACATCATGGAAGGCAAAGCGCCTAGTGTTGGCCTGCGCGGAGCGTTCCAAAGGTTCGCTAATTGGTTATCAGCTATTTATAGTAAGATAGCAAGAAGTGAAAATGCAGCAGAATTAACGCCAGAAGTACGGCAGGTATTCGACAGAATGTTGGCGTGCCGTGAAGAAATTGAAGTTATGGCGCGCATGGAGGGCATATTCGGCGGCTTGCCAGAGAATATAACATCCAAGTTATCAGACAAAAATAAAAAGACCTTGCAGGATAAAATCTTAAAGGCTAAAGACAAGGCCGTGGATATTCTGACAAGACGCGCGATGGCTGATTTCAGCGCAAAGCGCAGAGCTGAAAAGGCTGCTTTCATCGAAGAAATACGGCCGCAGATTGAGCAGGCAGTAGCGCAAGAACTTGTCAATCGTGCAAGAGTGCAAGTCGGGCAGGAATTCGGGCAAGAATCAAAACTTGCCAATCCTGCGATTATTGCGAGAAAATACAGGCACGTTTTAGGAAACGTACTGCCAAACTATAATGATATGCTGAACGATACTAATGCCAGCATTGACGATATACTTAATCCGATAGTTGAGTATCTTCAAGCGGAAGTCGACACATACGGCACACTTTCTAAAGAGCGTGTTGCAAACGCTGAAGATATGCTGATTGCTATGTTCAGCAAGTCAAGACAGAAAACTGTTACGAATCCTACATTCGTTGTTGACGAGCACGGCATGGCTCATGCTAACTTTAGGCAGAAAATCAACGAATGGGAAACAATAGAAGCTAATCCGCGTAGGCTTGCGAGAAAATATATTTATGGCAACGAACGCATAAACTATAACGAGTTATTAAAAGATACAAACAGAGCTATTGATGATATTTTAAATCCTATTGCTGACAGAATAGAAAGTGAGCTTGCGGAATACCAAGATACAGTCAAGAGTGAACGTGCGTTTTTTATCAATGGCAAGTGGGGCTACTTCGCCGCAACCAATAGAACAGAAGGCAAGTATGCAAACGATTTTGCAGGCATACCGGACCAGAGCGCAGTCTTGGTTGATTTTGGTGAGATAGGCAAGGATGGAAAACGTCATTGGACTAAGCGAGCTTTAGAGCAAGCGGATATTGAAGGCCTTGTATTCCATGAAGCAGGCGACAGTATTCGTAATGTCAACTGGGTATCAAGATACGTTCACGATTACGGCGGCAACATAAGCGACTTGACCAGCAAAAAAGGACGCAGAAGAATTGCCGAAAAGATTGCAAGGGGCGAAGATATAGCGGACTACTACGATTTGCGTAGCACCGGTTTAGATTATGGCGATGCCGAAATTAAGGCAGACTTTAAACATATTGTCGATGAGCTGGACAGACTGCAAGCGTTGAAGCATAGACTTGAAACAGACCCCGAAGGTGTCGACCTGGTAAAAGAAAGTAAGCGCAACCAATTATCGCAGGAGCAGAAAGAACTATTTGACCAGATAGCAGAAGAAAACGGCTATGCCGGCGGCTACGAAATGGCAAGGGAGATTGTCGAAGGTTACACCGTCAATGAGAATGAAGGCAGCGACGTACAGGACAACTGGGCAAGGAAGTATATTCGTAACGGCGGTGACAGAGCGAAACTAAAGAATGAGGAAGGCTTGAAGGAGATTGCCGAAACTTTGGTAGAGGGTGAGCAGCTTACAGAGCTTAACGAGCTTAAAGCCTTGAAGCACGAGCTTGAAACTAATCCGGATAAAGTCGACCTTGTGGAGATGAGCAAAAAGCGTGCCTTGTCTAACGAGCAGAGAGAACTGTTTGACTGGGTGGCTGACAGCTTAGGCTATGACAGCGGCGATGCTATGGCGCAGGATATTTTGACTTCGCCGAGTGAAAGAGCTATGGTGCGTCAAGAGATTGACAAGGCTGTAAACCGCAGATTCCCCGACTTCATGCAGGAGCGTGAGCAGGCAAGAGAAGCGGCAAGGGAAGCACTCTATAATGACGAGAGCGGCGAAGTGGTGGCACTTGAACAACAGCTTATTGATGAGGCACTCAACGAAATAAGCGACAAGGATATTAAGCAAAAAGAGCGTGAGAATATTGCTAAAGTGCGTAAGCAGAACGCAGATAACTTTGCTAAACGCTATATTCAGACTTTGCCAGCAGGCGAAGTTATGAAGCCGAGAAGATTTGCTATGGCAGAACGCAGAGCGGCGGCTAATGCAAACAAGGCTGCGAAAGCTGGCCTTTTGGAAGAAGCGGCTATGTATAAGCAACAGCAGATGATTAATCACGCTTTGTATCGTGAAGCAGTCAAGGCCAAACATCAGATTGAAAGCGCAAGAAAGTACGTCAGAAAGCAGATGCACAGCAAGAAAGAAGTGTGGGGAACAGAGCAGCACTTCTTCCAGATGTGCGCATTGCTGGAGCGTATGGGCTATCACCGCAAGGACTTTAACACCAACGGCAGAGAAGTGCAGCCGCTTAGCGATTACATTGCAGAGATGCAGGCAAAGTACGGTGACGAAATTATTTCTATGCCGGAGTTTGTTCTGAACCCGAATAATGATTTGACCAATGCGCCGCAACTTAGCCTTGCGAACTATATGGACGTTATCGACGCACTGAAAAACATTCGTGCTATTGCAAAGCAGGATACGCAGATGAACAAAATTGCTGCCGGTGAAGCCTTTGAACAGGTTAAGGCTGATACGATAGCGCACCTGCAAGAATTGCCGGTAGAGTACGAGGCGGAGATTGGCAGCGACAGTAAAAAGAGCCTGCGTAAGCGAATTATTGACTGGCCTAAAAATATCATAGCTACACTGCGTAACGCTGATAACTTCTTCTTGATGATGGATAATTGGACGGAAGGTTATTTTACTAGGGAGTTTTACAACAAAATCAACCATTGTGCAGATATGGAAAGCACGATGCTTGAAAGTTACCAGAACGAGCTTATAGATGCTTTACAGAAATGGGAGCCGGACAAGAAAGCAGGCATTGCGCATGATACAAGGATTTACTACGAAGAGCTTGGCGGTAGCGCAGATAAGCATGCTTTGATTGCTATGCTGTGCAACCTTGGCAGTGATAGTAACGCCGCAAGGCTGTGTTCACAAAAACCGGTAGGCGTAAAAAATTCTGATATATGGGTGGAAGAATCGGAGCTTATCGGCAGAGAAGAAGCGATGCTACAAACCAAACAAAACCTTATAGAGTTTTTGTGTAAGCATCTGACTAAAGCAGATATTGCCTATGCGCAGGCACGTATCAATGCAGCAAGTAAATTCTGGCCTATGCTGGCAGAAGTCAATCGCAAGACAAAAGGCTTTGAGCCGCCGAAGATTGAAGCGTCACCGCTGGTGCTGAAGCTTGCAAGCGGCGAAAGCGTAGTATTTGACGGTGGCTACTTCCCGTTGGAACGTGATAAACGCACCGGCAGTATGCCCGGAAAATTTGACAGAATCGACAGCACCGAAGAAGGCAACAGACCGCCACAACGGACTTTGACTACTAATACCGGGTCCAGTAAGTCACGTATTGGCGGCAAATATCCCGTAGACTTATCGCGTGGCAGTGAGGTTACGGCGGTAAAAAGCACTATTCACGATATTTGTTATCGTGAAACAATGCTTGATTTCAGAAAGATACTGAACGATGAGGATATTTACCGCAACATGGTTGAGCGTTTAGGCGACACCAACGTAAGACTTTTGAGAGAGTTTTTGCAGGCTTGCGCTAACCCATACGGCAATAAGACAGCGTATATGGCCGAAAAGACATTTACGAAGATTGCCGACGCTTTGCGTAATGTTGCAACAAATGCGGCTATTATGTTTAATTTTAAAACGATAATGCAGAACACTACTAACATATTTCTTTACGGCAATAGCACAAAAGGCTTTACTCATGCCGACGCTTTCAGAGCCTTACTTCGCAGTTTTACAAGTGAAGGCAGAGCAGAAGTAGACGCTATTTGTGCCAAAAGCGCATTTATGCGTGAGCGTTCGCAAGTGCCAGACATTACGTTAAGGGATATTCAGAACCGTTCTGACCTTAACCCGATTGAAAAAAGGACGCTGAAATATGGTGCAATGCTGTTAGGTTACACTGATATGATGACTGCAAAACCAGTATTTGCAGAAGCATACATGAAGAAAATCAACGAAGGCAAAACAGAGCAGGAAGCACTAGACTTTGCGAACACTGTTATTCGCCGCACGTTAGGCAGCAGCCGTATTCATGATGTATCAAGTATGCAACGAAATAGCGGCTTATTCAGATTGTTTACGATGTTCCAGGGATTTTTCAACACACAGTTTAACCAATGGGACAGAGAAGCACATATCGCCAAAAGGTTATGGAATAGCGGCGAGAAAAAAGAAATGGCTGAACGGCTGATTGCTTTTGCTGGTGCCAAATTTCTCGGCGTGTGCTTGCTGAACGTGGCTATTGCAGAGCTTTCTTTGACTGCTCCTTTTGAGAAAGACAAGGACGGCTATCGCAAATTGTCAAAAGAGCTTATCAACTACCCGTTGTCTATGGGTGGACCTTACGGCCAATTTGCAAATATCGGCATACAATGTCTGTTAGGTATGAGGAACTATGGCTACAGACTGACTGCGGCGCAAGGCTTGATTGATAAAGGCTTTACTGTTCCAAGACGCTTGAATGACGTTGTGGAAGGCAAGACAGAACCCGGCGAGTTAATAGAACAAGCAGCATATGTCGGCGGTGCATTTCTTGGCGTTCCTAGCGGCATCTTCAATATCATATTCAACAGCATAGATATTGCTGCTGATGATATGGACTTTGAGCTGCAAGATATTTACAAGCGCAGACCAAAAAGCGAACGTAAAAAAGATTGACAAAAATTTCACAAAGTAGCATAGATACGAACCTTTGAAAATGAATGTATAATTAGTTAAAGTGAATTTATTAAGTGTAGATATAAAAATATATCTACACTTTTCTTTTGGCAAAAATAATAAAAGGAGGGGAACTACTATGCTTGCTCATGTCGATAACAGAATCACATATAGCGGTAACGGAAATGCAACAGAGTTTGCGTATCAGTTTAAAATTTTAGACAGAACAGACATTAAAGTTATGCTGACAGACGCAGACGGCAAAGAAAAACTGCTGACTAAAGATTATTATGTTGACGTTGAAAAAAGCGTTGTACGTTATCCAGGTTATGCAGTAGGCGCAGAAGTACCGGAGAGCGAGCGACCGGCAGCATTGCCGACAGGCTGGAAACTGACGATTTATAGGGAAGTGCCGGTAACGCAGGAAACAGATTTGCCAAACCAATATCCTTTTAATCAGGTTGAGGATATTGGTGACAAATTGACGATGATTGCGCAACAGCTTACAGATACTACCGGCAGAAGTTTGAAAATCGGTGTAAGCAAAAGTACTGATATTGATACTGTAATCCCGTGGGAGAACGGCAAGAGTTTTAGAATTAGCGACGACGGAAAAACTCTTGAATTGTCGGAAGACCCGGCAAAGGTTTTGCCATTGGCGCAAGGTGTTTATACGCAGACTCAAGCACAAGCGCAGAGTGCAGCTGCAAGTGCAGTTGCGGCAGCGAAGAGTGAAGATAGCGCTGCTGCATCAGCAAGCGAAGCCGGTAACAGTGCACAGGCTGCTAGTGCGTCTGCTGCAAGTGCTGCGGAAAGTGCGGAGCTTACGAGTGGTTATAAGCAGGAGGCATTAACCGCCAAGGCTAACGCTACGGCATCTGCAACCAACGCGAAAGCAAGCGAAGCCAATGCCAAAACTAGCGAAAACAACGCAGAAGCCAGCAAGGAAGCGGCACAGTCTGCTGCAAGTAATGCTAACAACTTTGCAACCAGCGCAAGTAGCAGCGCAAGCGAAGCCGGTAACAGTGCACAGGCTGCTAGTGCGTCTGCTGCAAGTGCTGCGGAAAGTGCGGAGCTTACGAGTGGTTATAAGCAGGAGGCATTAACCGCCAAGGCTAACGCTACGGCATCTGCAACCAACGCGAAAGCAAGCGAAGCCAATGCCAAAACTAGCGAAAACAACGCAGAAGCCAGCAAGGAAGCGGCACAGTCTGCTGCAAGTAATGCTAACAACTTTGCAACCAGCGCAAGTAGCAGCGCAAGCGAAGCAAAGAGTTACCGAGATGCAGCTAACAATTATGCAGCAAATGCTAAAAACTATAGCGAGAATGTCAACGTGTTTTTACCTAGTGTGTCTGATAGCGGTGTATTAAGCTGGACGAATAAAGCAGGTCTGGCGAATCCTGCGAGCGTGAATATCAAAGGTGCAAAAGGCGATAAGGGCGATACAGGTGCTGCTGCAACTATCACGATTGGTAGTATAACTACAGGGGCAGCAGGTAGTAATGCAAGTGTTACCAATAGTGGTACTGCTAGTAATGTTGTGTTGGACTTTACGCTGCCTAGAGGTAACGATGGCAAAGATGGTGGCATTACTGTTGATGCTGAATTGAATGATACATCTACGAATCCTATTCAGAACAAGGCTGTTAATACTGCTATCAGCACTGTAAAAAACAGCATGACACAAGGTTTTCAAACTGTTACTGCTAGTATTCCTACTAAAGTATCTACTTTAGAAAATGATGCTGGCTATCTGACGCAACATCAATCTCTTGCCGGGTACGCCAAAACGTCTGTGACTAACACATGGACAGTGCAGCAGGATTTTTATGACCTTATGCTCAACCGAGAGAAATACACTACTTATGCTGTCATTGGCACTTCGGATACACCTATAACCTCCACGATAGTTTATAACGTAACAGGTGCATTTACACTTAACCTTGCTACTTTGGCTAAAGCATTAAGTGCTAATCAATCATCCGTATTTACTGCATATTTTGCTGCAAATGGAGATTACAGTTTGACTATAAGTAATGCAGGACAATTAAAATACACAGGCAGTGCATCCGATGTTGCTATCACACGCGCAGGACTGTTGCTTAACATTATGATGCTGAAAGATGATATAGGTGTTTTGACTAGCATTGTACAGGCTAGTAAGTTAGAAGGTGGTGCATAATGGGACTTAATCGTATGATGATGGGAAAAGGTGGCGTAAAGGTTGAAGATGGTAGCAAGAAGTGGGATTATAATGAAGCAGATGATAAAACAATTTCTTTTACTGTTCCACCGGGGGTTAAAAGAATCAAAGTAACATCGTTTATTGATGGGGGGTGATGGTGACCCCGATGTATCCAACTATGCTAACATAAAGAATACATCAACCAATAAAGTTTGGGGTGAGGGTTGGTTTTATACTACCTCTGAGGGTGAAGTCGATGATGCCGCAGATATTGATTCCATTGTAGGCGTAACATCTAATAAAACTTATAGATTGCTGTTTAATTGCTATTATACAAGTGGTGTGACTTTTTCATGGGGTAAAGCAATAAATGCGATGACACCCACAGTTGAAGACTATTAAGCAAAGGAGGAACAAAATGCAAACAAAATATAAATACAAAGAGAAAACCTATACAAACATCTACCCTTTGTCAGAAGCCTTAGGCAAAGAAGGCATCTTCATCCCGCTATCAATCAGCGATGAATCCTTAGCGGAATTAAATGTTACTGTTACGCATGAGGAAGAACCTTTGAAAGTGATTAAGCAACGTAAGATTACAGAGCTGAAATATCAGCGTGATAAAGCTGAGGTTGAGCCTATCATCTACCAAGGTTACTCTTTTGATTATGATGACAAAGCTAGGGATAGAATTAGTGCAGCTATCGTGGCTCTTGAAGTTGCAGGTGCTTCCACCACCCTCACATGGACAACAGCAGATAATCAAGATGTAAAAGTAACTGCCAACGATTTGCGTATGGTTATTGCATCTGTCGCAAATCGCTCCAATGCCTTACATATAGCCTATCGCGAGGCTAAAGCAAAGGTTGAGCAGGCAACAACTGTTGCTGAGGTCGAGGCTGTTACATTAGATGCTTAGCAACAAAATAAATAGGAATGAGGTGTTTTATGATTGAATCAACTATACAGACCGTGATAAATATTATTGCCGGTGCTATTATCTCTTATCTTTTTGCTTTATACCGTGCGAAGAAGAAGGAAAATAATGCTTTGAAAGCAGGGCTGCAAGCTTTGCTCCGTGACAGAATTATCCAGGCTTATAATCATTACGTCCAGGACAAAGGTTGGATACCTATTTACGCCAAAGCAAGCATGGATGCTTGCTACAAAAGCTATGAGGCGCTAGGTGATAATGGCGTGATTGACAGTCTGATGGAGCAGTTAAATGAACTGCCTAACTATGATTTAAAAGAACATGATGAAAAATGTAAGGAGTGTAAGTGTCATGCGTAAAATAATTAATATGTTAAAGAAGAACGACAACGCTTACAGCGTAGGCAGAATCTGCGCTGTGATTGGCTTTGTTGTTTGGGTATTGGTTACACTATGGCTTGCTTTTTTTGCCAAGACCTGGAGCGGCTACGAGAGTTGTACGCTTGGTATGGTTACACTGCTGCTTGTGCAGCTAGGCAATAAGGCTATTGAAACGAGAATGTTTAAAGTGAAAAGTGAGGAGCGGAACGATGAGCGATTGGAATAAGAATCTTGCAAAGGAAATTGCAAAAGGCATTATCGCAACAGGCATCGAGGGTGGCTATGACAGCGTAGCGAAGTCAACGGCATACGCATATCCTTCAATCGGCGTGTCACAATGGGAAGGCAACAGAGCCGATGAGCTTTTGAGGGCTATTCCCGGCGGTGAAGACTTTGTCGGCAGAACCTATATCGACATTAAGGCAAGCGGCGAACTGCCGATGCTGAAAGAGCTTTTGAGAAGTGAAGCAGGACAGCAGGCACAGTTGGAACAATTATCACGTGACTGCCTGCAATACGTCGAGGCGCTTCAGCAGGTGCCGACGTTGGATGATACACGCTGTTTGATTTATGCTGGTATGTGGTGTCCCACGTCAACCTACGTTGTAAAGCGTTTCTTGGAGAATCGTTTCGAACGTGTCGACTTGCGTAGCCTGGAAGCGTTGAACAAACTGTTCAAAAATTATTATTGGATAGCTGCTGACGTTGGCGAGATGTACCGCGTTGGTTATGCCAACAGAGCAGAAGCAACATATCAGTATGTTGCTGGTATTGACTTAACTACGCCGTATGGCATACCTGCTTATGGCTATGCTGGCAATGGAAGATAAGGAGGTGAAATCATGGAAGAATTAAAAGCTTTTGTTGCTGACAAGAAATTTTTAGTAGGCCTTGTTTTAGGCTTTGCTCTTGGCGCGCTGCACCATTATTTCGGATTATAACAAACTACCAGGCACATAATAACAATCTTCTACAAGAAGGCGCAAATTGCACAAAAATACTTCGCCTATGAGTGCTTTGAAATTAGCACCGCTTACGATTTATCCTGCGGCGAGCTAAAGCCGCTTGTAGGCGAAGTTTGTGCGTCTGACGCGATTTATAATGTTTTGCAAATGCAGGTATTTATATGAGGTAATAATGAAAGATGAAACAAGACGTAAGATTGATAAAGCTGTTAAGATTAGTCTTATTGTTGCTGGTCTTTTGCTTATCTGTAATGACGTGTACTGGCGTTGGCACGGCGGAAGCGGCACCCAAGCAAATAACGCTGTCAATCGAACAGTGGAATCAATTCAAAAATCAAACAAATCTGCTGGAAGCGAAATTGAATCTAGCAGACGAGAAATTGAAACAGCAGAAAAACACGTCAACAGAACTGCTGACGCAATTAAGCGAAGCGAAGAAACAGCTCGCTCTAACGCAAGAAGCACTGACGAACTCCAAGCGCTCATTAGTGAATGCAAAGGAATCGTTGAAGCGCAGCGAGAAATTATACGAGACGTTGATAGAGCAAATGGAATACGACCGGAAGAGAACGAACAGAATTAAGTATCAGCGGAATATTTATGCAGGTACTGCGTTATTCTTCTTGCTTTGCGCAGCTGCAAAATAAAATTATTGGATGGTGTTACGATGGATGAAAAGGAACAAATACCAGCAGGCATTATTACAATGTTATTAAAAGGTTATGTAGAAACTATTGCTTTCCAAAGAAAGATAATCTGTGCCGCTTTGTTTGGATGGGCGGCAACAGCTATAGCTTTTATTTATTTAGGTAGGTGACAATAAAATGGACACACTGCTGAAGAACACGCGTGACTGGCTACAAACATCAACGCGGCGTTCTTTCAGCGCGGTATTGGAAGAAGCAAAGATAACACCACGGCAGGTAGAAATTTGCGAGCTGAAATTTGTAAAAGGCTTGACTAACTATCAGATAGCTATGCAATTGAATGTATCTGTCAAAACAGTGAATAAGGAATTGAATACTGCGTATAAACAAATAACAAATGTATTATCATTCCTTTAAATGCAACGAGCCGCCTTTTATGGCGGTTCTTTTTTTATGGGGAATTTGTAGGGATTGCTTTGCTAAAAATCAGCTAAACTATAAGTGAGGTGATAAGTATGTACGGACAATATAACCCTTATATGGGCGCAACACCGCAGATGCAGCAACGGCTGAATTATTTGCAGCAACAACAGCAGCAGATGTACCAGCCAACTATGCAGCAGCCTATGCCTATGGCATTGAAAGGCAGAATTGTTACCAGCATGGATGAAGCAAAGGCAGCTCAAATTGACTTGGACGGAACGAGCACTTTCTTCCCTTGCCCTGCCGAAGGAAAGATTTACGAAAAACTTATAGGCTTAGACGGCCTGCCGATTTTCAGAGTATATCAAATTAACAATTCGCAGAAGCAGCCTGCATATGCTGAACAAAACATTGTAGATAGATTAGTAGAACGTGTGGACAGATTGGAAAAGCAGATTGGAGGGATGAACCATGAACCCGATGCAGATAATGGCAATGTTACAGAACAGCGGTAATCCTATGATGATGCTTACACAATTAGCACAGCAGAATCCTATGATGAGCCGCGCGATGCAAATGGGGCAAGGCAAGAACGAAGTGCAGTTAAAAGAAACTGTACGTAACCTTGCAAGGCAACGCGGCATGAGTGACGAACAGTTTACTCAGTTTTTAAGTCAATTCGGTTTAAAGCTCTAATGCGCGCAATGAGCTTTACATATAATTCCTGGAGGTGAAATTTTATCATGGAAGGTGCAAACATTGTTCCGGTAATGGACATGAACAGAAACAACAACTACGGCGACTGCTGGGGCGGCGGTATGTGGTTTATGTGGATTATCGTTCTTTTCGCTCTTATGGGCGGCTGGGGCGGTAATTGGAATAACCGCGGCAATATGGGCGCAGAAATCTTTGCTAATGGCAGTATGACACGTGACCAAATCGCAGACCAATTTTCTATGCAGGATATTAAAGAAGGTATTCGTGGCGTTCAAAATGGTTTGTGTGATGGCTTCTACGCTCAGAACAGCACTATGCTGAATGGTTTTAATGGTGTACAACGTGACATTATGCAGACCGGCTATCAGTTAGGCAGTCAGCTTTCCGAAAATCGTTTTGCTCAACAGCAATGCTGCTGCGAAACTAACAGAAATATTGACGCAGTGCGCTATGAGAACGCGCGTAATACCTGCGATATTGTCACCGCAGTAAAAGAGGACGGCGAAAAGACCAGAGCAGTTCTGATTGCCAACCAAATCCAAGACTTGCGCGACAAGCTGGCAGACCGTGACCGCGACTTGCAGACTGCAAACTTCCAATTATCTCAACAGGCGCAGAGTGCAAATCTTATCGGTACATTAAGACCTTATCCGCAACCGGCTTATATTACGAATAGCCCGTATCAAAGCATTGCTGCTAACGTAGCCGGTGCTTGTGGCTGTGCGTATAACGCAGGCTGAAAATAATAAGTTATGTGCATTAACTGCACTGCAAGGGACGGTGCAGGCCGTCCCTATTGCTTTAATAAAGAGGTGAAAACAAATGATTTGCAATCAGAAATCCGCATTAACAACGGTAGCAACGGCGGCGCAGACTGTTGCAGCGAACGGCTTTGTCGGCTTCCCTACTAACAATCTTCTGACTGGCGTATCTATTAAGCATCCGGCAGGAAGTACAAGCGTTAACCTTATCCAGGGACTTTACCTTGTGACTTTGAACGCTGATATTACCCCGACTGCGGCAGGCGATATAGGTTTAAATCTTCTTCGTAATGGTGTAGCAGTACCGGGAGCAGAAGCAACAGTAACCGGTGCAACAGGCGATACATATAATATCTCCTTTGCTACACTGCTTAGAGTATTGCCTAGTTGCTGTGTGATTGATAATAATGCAGCGTTGCAGGTGCAGGCTACGGCAGCAGGCACTATCAGCAATGTATCTTTGAGCGTTGTAAAAATGGCGTAAGGGGGCGACGTTATGCACAAACTAAAGAAATATTGGGAGAAGGTAAGCGCTGACCCAGTAAAGATAACAGAGATGGAAGAAATAGTTTGTGAAGCGTTAGAAGAAGTGCGCGGACGCTGCCCGAGGCTGTTTTGGGATACTGCATATAAACTGCATTGTGTAGCTTATGGCCCGCATTTTGACGAAGAGCTTGCAAAAAAGGCAGTTTCCAAAATGAAGAACATTGACGGTACGTGTGGCGAACATTGGACGTTTGAACAGACTAGCCAATTTGCAGACCAACAGGGAATACGTTGTAAAGCTGATTGGTACTATGTTATGAATATGCTGCATAGTGATTTTGCTGAAATTCTTGGAAGCGACACTAACAACTACGTGCGTATGGCAAAAGCGTATATAAACGACCCGGACGCATCAGAGGGAAAAGTTCTTGACGCTTGGCTGGCGCAGATGGAAGCCTAACTGTAAACCTTAAAAGTGAAATGAGCACGTATAAAGCACATATAGTATGCAACAGGTATGTAACAAATAGCGTAAAGAATGACTTAAAATAAGGATGCTCAATTTACCAAACGTTAAT